TTGGCAAAGGCCGAAGAGACGATGGTCGCCTTCACGGGGTCCAACCCGGTGACACTCTGAATGTTGATACCACTCGAAGTGTCACCGAGCTGGAGCGTGAGGAGGCTACCCTGGCTGTTCGTTGCCTCCATCTTGGTAAACAAGTACACCCCTCACAGTAGACAGTTGATTCTTCGTTTGGCGGTACAAGTCCGCCGCGGATATAGCCTTCGGCGAGTAGTTGTTCTGGGTGTAGCTGATCGGTGCGGGAGTCGTCGGACTATTCGCAACCGTAACGATCGCATTTGAATTGTCCAATTGTCCCGCGGAGGCAATTTTGGCCGAAGTCGTCGACGTCCCCACACTGACCGAAGACGGTGTGAGGATATCGTTGATCTGGCCCGCACTCTTCTTGACACTGGTCAGATCCAACACCGGCGTAATCGTCGGATTGACGTTCACGTTGGCGTTGATGAGATCCGACATGCCAGCAATCGTCTTGCCCATCGACAGAAGAGCGCTGGATCCAACGTTGCTTGCGGCGTTCGTGACAGCATCGCCCATCGAGACAATACCGTTGACAAGTCCTTGACCGGTGTACGCACCGATAGCGAAGGTCTCCGTGGAGGGAGAGTGAATGCCAAGGATGCTCTTGAACGTGCTGACAACACTGCCGCCCATGCTCTTGGCCTTGTTGAGCAGGTCGCCGATACCACCGGTGAGACCACCAGTCATGCCGTCGATCAACGCCGAAGCGAGGTTCAGACCGGCACTTCGCATCTGTCCGACATCCGCACGGATCTCGTTTGCCAGACTGTTGACGAAGTTGATGATCATTTGGACGCCGGCTTGTGCCAGCCGCGCGGCATTTGAACCGATCGCATTGATGAACGCGATTACGATGTTGGTGCCTGCGGTGACAACTTGACCTATCCGGCTGGCGATACCGTTCAGCACAGCGATCAGAATGTTGATGCCGGCGTTCGTATACTTCGGAACGAAGCTCACGAGATCCGACAACAGCAGGTCCACGAGCTTCATGAACGTAGAGTTGATCTGAGGACTGTACTTGACGATGTCGTTAAGGAACATCACCAGCAGATTACCCAGAAGCAGGTTGATCTTCGGCGATTCCTTGGTGATGGCTTCGATCAAGGCATCGAGGACCGTGGTGATTGCCTTGACGATGGCGGGACCGGCAGTTGAGATGGTCGTCGCGAATGCGATAACCGCTATACCGATCTCCTTACCAACTTGCGGTAGGAGGCCAAGCAGAGCACTGACGATGCCAGTCAAGGCCGCAGCAGCCACTGTGCCGGCCGCAGCAAGTGCGGTCAATCCAGTAGCGAACAGGAAGACGCCTGCGCCAGCCAAGGCTACGCCGACGCCCATGAGGGCTATCGCCGCACCGAGGGCAAGCAGCACGGGAACCAAGGGTGTCAGCAGAAGACCTGCCGCGCCCAAGATCACGAACACTCCTGCGAGACCCGCCAGCGCTTCTCCGAGGGATGCCCACGGCATGTTGCCCATCGTTGTGATGACAGGCAACAGGAGAAGAAGCGCAGCGGTAACGACTAGCAAAGCCGCCGCACCTGGGAGGGCTTCGATCATGAAAATCATGGCCGCAGCGATGATCGTCAGTGAGCCGGCAAGTTCTACCAAACTCTTGGCGATCTGATCCCAAGACATTCCTCCCATTTTGACAAGAGCGTCAGCAACCAACCCGAGCGACGTTGCAACCACGAAGATAGCAGCGGCAGACAGGAGAGTTGAGGGTGGAAGGACGAACAGAGCGGCCGCGATGAGTGTCAGAGCACCGGCAAGTTCGGTCAATCCCTTGCCGATCGTACTCCAACTCATGTTGCCCATCTTGCCGATGGCATCGCCGATGAGGCCGAGCGAGGACGCGACAAGCAGAACGCCTGCAGCTGAGATCACCGAGGATGGCGGAATCAGATACAGAGCGGCACCGATGAGCCCAAGCCCACCAGCTATAGACACCAGACCCTTGGCGATCTGGTCCCAAGACAGAGCAGCGAAGGTACCCATCGAGCTGGCAAGGATCTTGATGGACGTGGCCAACAGGATGATGCCCGCACCCGAAAGGATGCCGGTTGACTCAGTACCGGCGAACTTCTCGAACAGACCTAGGCTTCCCAGAAGGACGCCTACACCGACTAGACCCTTGGTGAGCTCGGACCAACTGAGCGCAGACAAGATGACTACTGCGTCAGACAGGACCTTGACACCCTTGGCGAAGGCCGTGAGGCCAAGACCGCTTGCGATCAAGCCTTCGGGGCTACCCATCAGCTTGAGCATGATCAGAAGTTCGCCGAGCATCACGGTGAGACCCGTGAGACCCTTGGCCAAGCCGTCCCAACTCAGACCAGCCAAAGCCTTGACGGCGATGACCAGGATGTCAATCGCGGTCGCCAACAGAATCAGCGAACCGAACATGACCGGAAGCTTCGCCCAACCCTCACCCTCGATGAACTTCTCGAAGATGACGAGCGTGCCCATGAGTTCGGTGAACATGACCGTGATTGCTGCGCCGGCTCGGATCAGACCCTGAGAGTCGATCTTCGACAGTGCGATCACAGAGATGGTCAGAAGAGCGACTGCAGCAGCGATAGCAAGAAGCGTCGCTGCCTTGAGCGTCTTCTGCATCGTCTCGAAGGTTTCGTTCAGCGTACCGAACGTTTCCTTGATGGTGTCGACGATCTCGCCGAGTCCACCGGTCTTGCTTCCGAATGAAGCGACGAACTTCTTGAGCAGAAGGATCAGAGCACCGAACAAACCGGTGTTGATCAGGTTGACGACGTCCTGGAAGTTGAGACTTCCTACTGCGTTGCCAATCGAGGAAGCAAGATTCTTGAAGAACGAATCGAACTTCGCCGCAATCGGCTCGATTACCTTCTCGATGCCGTCGAGATGCTTCGAGAATTCGGCCCACAGGTCGTTCAGACCCTTGAGTAACCCACCCATCGGGCCGAGCTGGATGTTGAGCTTGCTTACGACACCGCTGGGGTCTTTACCCTGGAACTTGTCGAAGAGGTTTCCGACCCAGGTCGCCGCATTCTGAAGCAAGGTGACGGTGATCGGAAGAATATCACCAAGGAACTGGAAGAACTTCTGAACACCCTGGCCTTGCTCGACGAAGTCCTTGAACTTGACGAGAAGATCGCCCAACTTGGCGGTGAAGGCGAGGATGTTACCCGGCGCAGCACCCATGTAGGTGAGCATGCTGCCGAGTGTCGTGATGATCTGCTTGATGACGAATATGCCGAGGCTGATGATCGAGAACACACCAGCCAAGGTACGTTTCAGATCGTCAGCACCATTCGAGGTCAGCTTGAATCTATCGACGAAGTCTTTGAAGCCCTTCGTCAAAGTCACTAGCTGTTCGGATGTTGTCGCTGGGAACACGGAACGGAAGGCGCTTTCGACAACCTTGACAGCAGCGCCGAGATTGTGAATGACATCCGTCAACGCCTGGATCAGGACTGCCCGACCACCGAGATCCGACCAACCTTGGAGTAGGGCTCCTAAGGCATAGATCGGTCCTGTTAGGGCATTCTCCGCTGCGTTGTGAATGCTGCTGAAGAGTGTCGTCGCCTGGTCGATGTTTCCGAATATCGTCTTGAAGATGGACGCGTAGGCGGTCGCGACCTCTTCCTTGAGCGCCTGGGTGAGCTGGTTGAGCGTCTTGACCTTGGTTGCGGCGTCAACGGCAGTCTGAGACTGCTTGTAGATCGCCTCAGCCTGGGCTTCGGTGTAACCCATGGCCTTGATCTGGGCGACGCTGAGGTCTCCGGTGAACTGCGCCAGAGTCTTGGTCAGAATCGTCGAGGTAAGCCAGCCCTGCTGAAGGCTGTTTCGGAAACCGCCAGCTTTCTTGACGATGCTGTCGATCGCCACACCGCTTACACGTGCGGTGTTCTCAAGAGCAGTCTGGAAGGTCTTACCGCCAAGACCGGCGTTGACGACCGAGTTCCAGTCCTGCAGCTGTACCTTGCCGGCCGCAATGGCCTGAGACAGCTGGTACATCGCCGTCGACGCCTGCTGAGATGTCGAACCTGAGAATGCCGCCAGGTTCGCGATGCCCTTAATCGCCGAGACCGAGGTGTTCAGGTCGACACCAGCAGCGGTGAACGTGCCGATGCTTGTAGCCATGTCGCTGAAGCTGTACACCGTTAGGTTGGCGTACTGCTGCAGGTCCTTCAGAACACCGGTTACCTGGGTTAGGTTCGTACCCTCGGATGCGGTGTTCGCAAGGATCGTCTGAGTGGCCTGGATCTGCTGCTGATAGCCCTCAAGACCGTCCTTGATCGGGTCGATAACGAAATTCTTCGCTATCGTGATTCCGGCGTCGATCACCTTGTTGGTGATGTTCGCCAGAGCCGTTACGCCGATGACGCCCAACGCCGAGAACTTGCTGGATATGGAATCCAGCCCGTTAGCAAGATTGCCAATCGACAGACCCTTGGATGCTTCGGCGTCGATTGCTTCGAGGCCGGAAGTTCCTCCCGAAAGCTTTAGGCTATCGTTCAGCCTTGACAGGGAGGCCATGGTGGTGGCGACGCCCTTTTCGAACGCAGCGTTGTCGAACAGCATTTGAACAACGCGGCTGTCGATACTACTCATGCGGAAGTCACCGCCTTCCAAACCTTGTCTGCGATTAGATCAAATATGGGCGCCATCGCCGGATTTATGTAATCCCGGCCTTGCACGTATCCTCCGGTTCCGGTTGCATAACCGAATTGGAGCATGATGACGACGGGGAAGCCGTTCTCCACGTCGGAGTTTGTCCACGTGATGTGATAGACGCCGTTGCTTGCCAGGGTGTCGAACGACCAAGATTCGGCGGCCAGTCCAGTTTCGGCCGGAGTTGCCGAAGAAAGAGCCTCAACGCCCAATTCACCGCAAGAGTTGAGTATCGCGAGAATATCGACACTCTTCACGTGATTCAAGAAGTCCTGGGTCGACTTGAAGTCTCCAGTTACGGTGAATGTGACGGGCATTGAGGCTCCTTCCTTTCTTCTAGGATGCCGGGGTGTAGGTCCAGTCGTCCGGACCGGTGCCCACGACGGAGAGAACGACCTGAGTGATGGTGACGCCGGCGCCGCTGGAGTTCAGCGAGTCGGCGAATGCCGCCACAGCCGCGTTCAGCTGGTCGTCCGTGTAGGGAAGCGACCGCGGATCGATGGTCAGAGCGAGTCCTTCCGAACCTTCGAACCCGTAGGTCTTCGAGGTTTCGGTGTAACTGACGGCCATTACTCTCCTTTGTGTTTTAGAACGCCGCCTCGATCAGCACGTATGAAACAACTGATGTGTCTGTCGAGGACGTGCTCTTGATGGTGAAACCGGTTCCCGCCGTGACCGTAGCCACATAAGGTGCGCCGGGTGTTCCTCCGGGAGTATGTTGCCCCACGAAGATCCTTGTGTTGTTCGTCACCGAGGTGTTCGCGACTGTAACACCGGTGCTGGCGACCAAGGTGGCAGTGCCCATGCGGGCATTCGTGCCCTCCTTGATCTTCAGACCCTTGCCGGCGAGAGCGATAACGATGTCGCTATCGACGGTTCCGATCTGAGCCGCGCCGTAGCGGCCCCATGTGGTGTCTCGGGTGCCGGTTGTTCCGCCAGGCCCGATCGCCATCGCACCGTCGCCGGTGATGCGGAAGGTGTCGAAGGTCGCAGTACCCAGAGTGTTCGCCGACAAGACGATGGCACTCAGAGAGGCTGGCTGAGTCGAAAGCGTTCCCTGAGTGATGAGACCGAGGGCGAAGCTGACTCTTGTCAGGTAGTTGAACGCACCCGACGTAGTGTCCAGAACTGCGTTTGGCGTATTGGTCATCCAGTTGGTCGATGCTTGACCGACGCCGGCGAACGACGTATTGATCAGGCGGACATTCTGGAGAGCGGGAACAGCGATGCTCGTCTGAACACCGGCTATACCCACGACCGTGATGGCCGACTCGAACCGGGGATCAATGACGAACCCGATCGATGCGCCAGACCAGTTGATGTCGTAGTTCGTACCTGAAGCGCCACTTCCGTTGGCCGTGAAGTAACAGCCTCGAATGTTGACCGGGTTGCCGGTTCCCTCAACCGAAATGCCGTGCGTCTTGTTGTTTACAACGTTCAGGTTGCTGAAGGAGGTTACCTTGGCCTGGCCCGTGACACGGATGCCAATGGTTCCCAGCTGGACGGTTCCGCCGTTGAGCTTGAAGTTGTAGGTGAACCCGTTGGGACCATCTTCGAGGAGCACGGTCGGAGCGGCCTGAGAGCCCTCCAGATCCATGTTCTTGAAGCTGTTCGTGATGCAGTTGCCCTTGAGGTGCAGAGCGGAGCCAGTGCCAGCGGTCATCCAGGCAATGATGTTGTTGCCGAGAATGTCCCAGGCGTCTTCGAGGTCAATGGCATCCAGGTTCGCGCTGGTTCCCGTGGAGACACCACAGGCCACGATCTGAATATCAGAGAGGAAGCAGCTGGATGAACCAGAGCCTGTGTTTCCGAGGAAACGAATGCCACCCGCGCAAGAGCGCATGATCAGCTTACTGAACATACCTCCGCTGGGATTCGTTCCGGAACCACTGCCGGCGATGACGTGAATCGCCCATCCGTTGATGTACCAGAAGTTGCATCCGGTCACCTTCGGCCGAATGGTGGTTGAAACGATGATGCCATGGGCGACAGGATTGCTCGTCGTGGTGGTGTTCGAACCGACGATTGACAGATCCTTCACTTGGCAGTTGGCTGCAGTGATGGAGATCGCGTCGGTGGCCGAGAAGGTCGAACCGATGACGATTTTGGTCGCCTCGGCTCCTGCACCTTCGAGGATGGTGCCAGCGTTCGACAGGGCGATGGACGTAGAGCCACTGATCAAATATGATCCGGCTCGGATGACGATCTTACCGCCCCATGTGGGGTTGATGGCCGCGAGAGCAGACACGAAGGCTGCGTCGTTCGCCGTAACACCATCGCCAACACCACCGTGATCATTCAGATCTACGACCCAGGTGTCTTTCTTCACCGATATGGACGGAGCTTGGGCATCGGGAAGAACACCGCCGGCCAAGTCTGCCTTGGCGGCCAATGCTGACGTGATTGCCGCCTGGGTCATGCTGACAACAGTTGACACGGAGCCTCCTTTCTAGGAAGAAGTGGCGGTATAGGTTCCATCGCCGTTGTCAACGACGGAATCCCAGGTAACTTGGAAGTTCTCGCTGTCGAGCATCGCGAGAGCAGCGTCAGGAGCCGTCAACGTGAAGGTTCCATCACCGTTGTCAGTCACGGTTAGGTGATTGCCGACGTCGATGAGATCTGTGATCTCAACGATGGTCGGGAGTCTCGGTGCGGTTGTGTCGGTCCCGTAGAGAATATCCTCGATGCCCGACAAGGTTGTCGGATCGATGTCTCTGGAATCGACGATGAAGTGCGAAGTTCGTTTGAACCCTGAGATGTCTGGAGGTAGAGAAGTCAGAGTCCAGCTGAAGTCGTCTGGGTTCTGGCTGGCGGCAATTGCCTTCCAAGCCTTTGTCGAAGGCGAGGCAAGAGCGCCATAGACGATATGAATCTTGTAGCCGGCAATCGGAGTGATGTCGTTACCGACCATCGACCGATAGGTAAGACCGAAAGACTGTCGTCTCTGATTGGTGGCGAAGAATCCCGGACGAACTGCTACGGTTCCATCACAGACTTCGAACTCGTCAGGGTAAGTGTAAGCCGTGAGCGTCGCCGAGTACTCTTCTCTCGAAGCGACATTCAGATACTTCTCACCGTCGACGTAGTAGGCCTTGGCCGCACCACCAGTGACGTTCTCAGTGACCGAGGTCAAACCGTTCCAAGGAACACCGTCGCCCTCACCGACATACAAGACGCCGCGGTCAACACCGTTCTCGTAGTAACGGGATCCTACGTCGCCCCAAGTGATTCTTGACACGATCCTCCTCTCAACCGGTCGTCTTGAGTTGTGCCTTGCGCTGAGCGTTCAATGCTCGGTTCCGCTGAGCGATTTCGGATGAAGACATCGGCTTCGGCGGGGAGTTCTTGAGGTTGATGACTCGAACGAGCGCGAGAAGTCTGTTCAGATGCCAGTGCTGACATTCGAACGGTATCTGCATTGCCACCATCCAGTAATAGATGATCTCGGCAGTGATGATCTCGCGACTTCTCTCTTCAGCAGCATCATTGAACCACGTCGCAGTCTGCTTTGAGTTTATGTACTCGTCGATTTGTGCAACGTTCTCCTCTGAGATGTGTTTGTAGACTTCCAGAGGAACGTCTGGCGTGAGAGTCATCATCACGACGTAGTTGAACAGCTGTTCCTGAGTCTTCTCCATCGTACTCAAGAACGGCTTCTCGTAGAATGACTCCCATTTTGACAGCGAGACCAGAGAGTGCTCCAGTTCGAGTACAGACTTCTCGACTGTAACGAACTCGTCCCTCTCCTCGTCGAAACCTTCCGACATCGGAACTTCAATCCTGAGCACTCTCTGGCCTCCAATCTGTCTAGCTGTGGACGAAGCCCCACTGGGTCTGCGTCTCGTCGGGGAACTTGTAGCCCTGGTTGGGCTCGGCGGTGACGACCTTGTTCTCGGTGATCGTCACGGTACCGGTGACGGGCTCGCCGTCGATGTCGTAGGTCACGCCGGCCACCGTGGGAACGGTGATGACGTTCGCCGCGAAGGTCGGAGCGGTCGGGGTGACCGTGGTGACCGTGCCGGAGAAGATAGCCAGGACCTCGTCCGGAGTCGGCAGCATCGCGCTGGTGCTGCTGGTGCCGTACAGGAAGCCCTCCAGGGTGGCCAGAGCCGTCGCGTCGACCTTGGTCGAGTCGATGGTGATGGTCGCGGTGGGCTCGTATCCGGTGACGTTGACCGGAGTGGTCGTGATCGACCAGCTGAAGTCGATCGCCGTCGGGTTGTCGTTGATCGAGGCGAAGGCCTTCTGCGACGGAGCCGCGAACGCGCCGTAGACCATGTGGAGCTTGTAGCCGAGCGTGGTGCCCTCGAGGTCGTTGCCGATTCGCGTGCGGTAGCACATGCCGAAGCTGGACCGCGGCTGCTGACCGACCGCGACGCCGGGCTCGGGCTCAGCGGAGCCGTCGCACTGCGCGAACTCGTCCGGGTAGGTGTAGGCCGCGACGTCGGCCTCGAAGTACTCGGTGGAGATCAGGTTCAGGTACTTGATGTTGTCCGCGTAGAGCGGCGTCGGAGTCGCGCCGATCGGCTTCTCGGTGATGGTCGTCAGACCGGGCCACGCGTAGCCGTTGCTGTAGGCGCCCGACCCGTCGGGGATGTAGAGGACGCCGCGATCGACGCCGGTCTCGTACCGACGCGAACCCGAGTCATCCCAGGTGAGCTTACTCACGTTGTGCAGCCTCTCAGTCAGTAGTACAGGTTGAAGACATCGTGGTTAAGGTTGTTCGCCACGAAGAACCGATTCTTAGTGCACATCGGTAGTGCTGCGACCTTGTCGGGGATTGGGCTGTCCGGATCCGGATCGATGACCGTGACCTGATAGCGCTGAGTGACAGTATACGGCGCATTATCAGCGAATGCAGTCTTGCTGATGTAGCGCTGATACACAATTGCAGGATACTGCATCTGCAAAGTGTCCGGAGGTTGGAAATATGCATTCCCATTGCCTAGGATGGACTCGAATAGCGCTTGCAGGTCAAGGCGTAGGCCCATCGTAGACACCTCCCAGCGTAAGCAGCAGTCGGGGAGTCTGAGGTTCGACCGCAGTCACATACCACAGACTCCCGTTCCACTCGACATACCGCACGGCAAAGAAGTTCTCGAGGGCGTAGGCATCGGCCACGATGGATATGGAGTTGTTGACAGTGAGATCGTCGTTGACTTTCCCACCGCTGACAAGCTGGCGTGTGTTCCGAAGAACATCTCCGTAGTAATATACTTCGGTGATGGTATCTTTCCACACGCCAGAATGCGGTGCCGTCTCCACAGACTGGCCGTAACCGACTCGTCCGTAGAACCTCATGTCGTCCTATCAGGCGTTGCTGTTGGCGCCGTCCGGGCTCGGACGGGTGAAGGTCCAGTACGCCGTCTGGTTGCCGGAGAGCGGGAAGAAGTAGCCGCTGGCCGGAACGGCCTGAACCGTCATGCTGCCGTTGAGCGCGAGCGCGGTCTGGGCGCCGGCGGTGAGCGTGTTGCCGTTGCCGTCCTTGTAGACCACGCCGGTCTCGGTCGGGATGGTGATGACGCCGGTGGTGCTGTTGAAGGTCGGGACGGTCGGAGTCACGGCCACGTCAGCGGTCGGGACGGTCCAGATGACCAGAGCGGCCTTCGGGGTGGTGAGCGCGCCGGAGATGCGGGTCTCGCCGAGGTACTTGTACTGGTTGTAGTCGATGTCGAAGAAGTCGAAGAGGTTGACCTCGCCGCCCTTGTCCGCACCGACGTTGTAGTCCGAGGTGTTGAAGATGACGCCCCACAGGTTCGCGGGAGCGCTGGCCGACTCCATGACCTCGACGGGGATGATGTCGGAGACGTTCATCGCGGCCGCCAGGTCCGCCTTGGTCGGGTAGAGACGCCGGCCGAGAGTGTCCTTGATCAGGAGCATCTTGGTCAGCATCTGCCAGGTGGTGTACAGGGTCGGCGTGCCGGTGCCCTTGTAGAACTCCATCGCCGCGAGGACGGATTCGACCAGGAGCTCGTAGTTCGGGGTCGACGTGAGGTTCACGTTGACGTCCGTCTTGTAGAGCTCGTGCTCGTTGACGATCGAGCGGAGGCCGGCGCCGCTGACGGCGTTGCCCGGGTCGGCGATCTTGTCGGTGTCGGCGATGTCGCGGCCGTCGCTGATGAGGATCGCTCGCGCGATTTCCTCCTTCAGCATGACCATCATCTCGTCCTTCATCCACGCCACGACGTCGAAGTCGGTGATGTCGATGATGTCGTCGCGGTCGAGCTGCTGCTTCTTGTAGATCGTGGTCGGAGTGGTGAAGCGCTTGGTGACGGAGAACCACTCCTCGCGCTTGATGTCACCCTTGACGTAGCCCTTGGCGCGGGCCTCGTCCATGGTGATGTCGGCCACGATCGACTTCACGCGGGAGAACGGGGAGTG